GAGATTAGAGAAGAATTAGATAAAGTAAAAACGGAAGCAAAAGCTGAAATTAAAGTATTACGTGATCAGATACACCAATATGAACAAAAGATTCAAGAATTAGAGGAACGGTTAAGGGATGCATTATCTCCGCATACTTGGTTATATTACTATATACAAAAACCTGTTAAATTGTTCGAAATAGAAAATATCCTTAAGAGACATTTAAATGATTCTGATAGTGTATTGATAGTAGGTGATGATCCACATACACATAAGACCACAGATGCAGTAGCTGAACGTAATAAGTGGAATTTCATCAAAGCATGTAATAGTACTACTGCTATAGACATATTAAAATTTAACCAACTTAAAGTTATAGTCATCGATCTTGTATTACCGGTGGCTGATGTGTTTGAAATACTTAACGCTATACACGAAAATAAGAAATTATCTAATATTCCAATCGTAGTAATTTCATCTTTCAATTTAAAAGATGTTGATAGATCACTGATTCATACTAAAATACACGATAATTTAACAAATATACCGTAATGCTTTTTGATGTACTATCGGATATACTATTTAATAAACGCGGTGATCAATTACAGTCTGTAGATAATGAAGTTGATATAAATCCGTATATGTTAAATAGGTGGATTTCTATGCATTCACCTGAATGTGCATTTATTGTTAATGAATATAACAATAAATGGTGGTCGGTATTACAAAATAAAAACGATTGGTATAGATTTAATTTAAGTGTTATACCGAGATATCGTCCATCTAAACTATCTTATATCAAGAAGTCCAGTAAAGAGAAGAAGGTAGTTAGTGATGATAATAAAGTATATGAGATTCTAGCTCATAACCTTGAATTATCGATAAGAGAGGTTAAATCATATATATCAGATAATAATATCGATATATCAACACTAAAGAAAACATTTAAAAATGATAAGTAACGACCCATTTGCAGTAGATAAAGACCGTATGGAAGAGGATATTAAAACCAACCATAACGGAGGATTAATAGAATTAAGTAATTATGCTGGTAGTGATATTAATCTATTAAATTGGGAAATTACTAGTTTAATAGATGATGTGTTATTAGTTGAATACGCTGATGGTGATTCATCTAATAAAATGACTGGCGGTATATTAGTACCTACCGGCGCTACACAATCGGTATGGCGTATAGGTAAGGTAATGATTGCTGGACCTAAAGCTACAGTTAAATCCGGTCAATATGTAATGTTTCCTCACGATAAAGGATTAAAAGCTAAAAACGTAAATGGTCGGAGAGAAGTAGTATTCTTAAATGAGCAGCGAATTTTCGGTATAGTATCACCTAAGCAATAAATAATTAGGTGAAATTGTCGTTAAGTGGTTTATCTTCATTGCTCAAAGTTAATGCAGGAGAGTTATTATTCAGACGTCGTAGATCTGGACCCGGCCCATTTCGTAGAATGTTAGCTACTAATGATTTACTACTACTAAATAGTATATCAGGAAAAATTGCATTAAATTACCGTAAACCTACCGCATACCCACCTTATAATCCCACCGCATATAATCTACTATGTGTGTGGGATATTTTTATGCAAGATTTTAGAATGGTACCTGTAGATGCAGTAGAGGTTATATCTGTAATACCTACTAAACCACCTGAAGCATTCTGGGAATACTTCAATAATAAGCTATCGAAAATGAGTGCTATTGAAAAAATGTCATTCATGCAAGGTTGAGTACTTGAAAAGATTATTATTATATCTAAGTTAATATCATACAATGATTCTATTAACCGAACAAATTGAAGATTCACTGAAACAATGTTTTCAGAAAGATATTCAAATTATATCTAAAGATAAAATATTAATATCCGGTAAATTGATTTTATATAAGATTATAGATTATACTATCACATTAACCTTTCAGATAGATAATGAATCGAAAAATATAGACATACCATACCCATTTAATATTGAAAAAACGGTTAATGGTTTTAGTTTTATATATACATTAAATTCGCTATGCGATAATGATAGTAATTTATTATCAATAATACAAGGTATATCAAAAAAAAGAGATAGTAGGTTTTACAACAGTTACGTTAATTTCTTTATAGTATGAAAACATATTACAGCATTTTTTCGGGTATCATATATGAAGTGTATGATAAAGAAGTAAAAAACTTAGATGAGGGTCAAATACCACTCATTAAGCGTCCTAATTGTTCATGTAAAAATTGTTATGGTAGGGGTTGGGATTATCATGATAAAGATCGTGGAGTATATAATGTATGTAAATGTATGAGAAAACTCATCGACCCATCATACCAACCCCAACAGATTAAATTATTACCTAAGATTTAGTGTTGTACACTTTAGAATATACTGTAATATCAATACAATGAAAGATATTACGCATTTATCGTGTACTGATATTTTTCCTAAAGGGTTCACACCTAGGGAAAATCAAGTTCAATGTATAAACAAAACTCTAGATTATTTTCGTACCGGTGGTAAGTTTGTAATCATTAATGCACCTACAGGTTCAGGTAAAAGCTTAATAGGTGCAGCATTATCAGAATTAGCCGAACCGCCAAGTAATGAGTATCGTGATGCTGTATTATCTTATAAAGCTTATGATTTAATGGATGGACCAGATTTTACCGATGTTTATAGTGGATGCTTTGTGTTAACTACCACTAAAACATTACAGGATCAATATTCTAATACTTTTGATTATGGTTATGTATTAAAGGGTAAAACAAACTATCAATGTACAGAAAATAATGAAGTTGCAGTTGATTTCGGTCCTTGTGTATTAACACCAAAAGTACGCAGAGGTTGTTGGGCTAGAAATTCATGTCCATACTATACTTCAAGAAATAATATACTCGTTAATAAACTATCATTCCTGAACTATAGTGCTTTTTTTCATCTACAAAATAACATAAAGTACCGAAATATTATTGTATGTGATGAAGCATCTGAGATTGAAGATGAGTTAGTGAAGGCATATTCAGTAACTATTACATATAAACATCTTGATATTTTAAATATACCATACAAGAAATTAGAAGATGATGGTGCAGCTCGAGGTTGGTTAACAGATATATATGAATCAGTTAAATCTACATGTAAAGATTTAATGGAACAATTTGCTAATAAAATCAATCTAACACAAAAAGATACAATACGTCTCCGGTATGCTAATCAATTACACAATTCTATCGAGAAGGTGCTAGGTTGTTGGGATTTTGTTGAATATATAATAGAGAAAGATGATAAAACGGTTCAAGCTATACCTTTAAAGGTTGATTATTTATCAAAACACTTATTTGATTATGCAGAGCGAATTGTATTAATGAGTGCTACTATTATCGATCATGCAAATTATGCTAAATCGTTAGGTATAAAGGATTATAAATATATTGAAGTAGATTCTACATTCAGTCCTAAAAAATCTCCTATATATTGTAGTGATAAGTTTCCGTTATCATATAAGACAATGGATCGTAATCTACCTAAAGTAATAGATATGGCAGTATCAATATCTGATAAACATAATAATGAGAAGGGTATTATACATACATATACTTTCGCTATTACACAGAAACTTAAACAGAAACTACACGGTAAGAGGTTCTTATATAGAGAAGAGGGTGTTACAAATGAAGATATTTTATCCGAACACGGACTTAGAACTGACCCCACAGTATTGGTATCACCTTCTATGGCTTTTGGTGTTGATCTGAAAGATGATGCTGCTAGATGGCAAATCATTATGAAAATGCCATATTCATCATTAGCATCCAAACGTATTAAGAAATTAGCCGAATTAGATCCTAGATGGTATACTAGAAAGATGTTAACATCTTTCGTACAAATGTGTGGTCGGAGTACAAGATCAGAAGAGGATCATAGTGTAACGTATGTATTAGATGGTAGCATTATTAATATAATGCAAAGATGTAGAGATCTATTACCAAAATATTTCTTACAGCGGTTTATATGATAAGTATGTAAAATGGAGCAGCAACCGTTTTATTTTGAATTAGAAGATCAACTCAAGATGCTTTTAACGGCAATCGACGGTTGCATGGTCAGACGATATAATAAGGATAGAACATCAACAGATAAAATATCTGTTCGTTATGTATATGCACCTAAGCAACGAGCATTACATGATTTAACAAATAAAGCTCAACACATAACATTACCAGTAGTAGCTTATTGGTTAAAGGGTGTGTCTCTTGATAATAAAAGGTTATTCAATAAGTTAGATGGTAGTGATCAATATGTTAATGGTGAATTAAAACATATACCACAGCCATTACCAGTAAGAATAGATGTTAGTGTATCTATACTAACAAAATTTCAAACAGATATGGATCAGATTATTAGTAATCTGGTATCATATTTTCAACCATATATTGTTATAAGCTGGAATAGATTTAACTTACCGCTGTTAGAAATACGTAATAAAGTAATATGGGATGGTAATGTTAATTTAAGTTACCCAATAGATATTAACGATAATCAACCTACTAGAATTACAGGGGATACATCATTTTCAATAGAAGGTTGGATATTTAAAGAAGATGAAAACTTTTCAGGTGAAATACGCACCATAGAGGCATCATTTAGTACACTTTCTGCAATAAGTAGAAAGATATCAGAAAATATAATTACAGAAGATAATACAGAAACTATTACCATATCAGGTAATCCGCTTCTAGTTAGCTGTTACCCAAATAGTATATTAACCGGTAATAATACTCAGATAACAGTATATGGTAATTTTATACGTGGTATATCTGCTGCATATATAAGCGGTGATACGGTATATCCAGAAGCATCTAGCATAATAGTAGATCCGTTTAGTTCAAGTAGAACTCTATCAGCTGATAATCCACCATTTTATGGTATACCTATTAATTTCAGTATAAACACTGAAAATAGTATAACAATAGATATACCATCACCTATAGATGTTGGTAATATAGATGTCATATTTGTTAATAGAGTGGGGTATGATAAATTAACAAATCAATATAGTTCAGGTATTAATGTATTTGAATCTTAAGTATCTTTACATAAAGTGAAGATATGAATAAACGAATACAATTATTAATATTATTATCTATTTTATTGATTACTGGATGTAAAAACATTGACGCCGGATTTAATAAACTAGGTTATCAAAAAATAGATGAAGCTAATAAAAAGATATCATCGATTCAATATGAATCTAATAATAAATTATTAGAAATACAAAGACAAAAAGATATCGAGACGAAAAAATTCATAGAAGCTCTTAATAATCAAATGCAGAGAGCTGCCGATGAATTATTTGCTGCAAATTATGCATTTTCTCTTAATCTTAAACCTGATCGTAACAGTATAGTTGTAAATTATCACGTTCGTAGTGCTACAGAATATTTAAAGATGCCCCCATCGGTTGAAGCTGTTAATAAGCATTTATCTGAAGTAAGTAGAGAACTTGATGAGACAAAAACTACACTTAATGAACTAAATTCAAAATATCTTGAGCAAGTATCTAAAGCTGACCAAATTATTAAAGATAAAAATGAAATAGTTAATAGAAATATTAAACTTGAACAAGATAAAATATTGGCAGAAAAAGAACGCGATGAAAAAATTAAAATAATTCAAGATCAAAAAGATGCTGATGCTCAAAAAATATTAGATGCTCAACAACAAGCATTAAATGAAAGTAAAGATAGAGAAAAGTTAATACGTAAATTGACAATCGGTGCAGGTATAATATCTGTTATTTTCTTGATTATTGCAGTATATTTACCCGCATTTAGAAAAGAATCAGCAATTATATCCGGAATTATGGGTGGTGTGGCTATATCCCTACCATTTATAGAACCTTGGATGGTAATAACGGCTTTAAGTATTATATTCTTTGGTTTATTAATATGGGTAGGTATAAAACATGTTTTATCATCTAAAAATACACAAAAAATAGTAGATATAGAGAGTAGAGTATCTAAAAATTTAGTAAATGTAATCCAGGATATTAAAGATAAAAATAGAGACGTATTTGATAATCATATTAAACCGATTTTAGAGGATTGGAATACAATTGTGACAAAAAATAAAGATGGGTCTATAACTAAAATAAAGGATACAGAGGTTGAGCATGTAATTGATGAAAAACTCATATCATCTGATCGTAAATAGTGTAGTAATATACATCAATATTGATAAATAGTAATATGGCAGAATATAATATACCTACTGGTAGTGCTGTAGATCGTTCTAGTACTATAGGTCAACAATTTTTACGTACTGTAATGTCACACATGCCCTATTATTCTGGAGGTAGAGTAATAGATAATGTAGATACTATCAATCCGGCATATAAGCATTTTTATAAAACTGGATCAGATAGAGATGAAAAGATTCAGCGTAAATCTGTTTCTGTACCATACACCGGTCAAGATGTTGCTACGATAGTTAATACTATGTCTGAGCGTGGGTATAATGACATATTATATGCATCTGTAGATAAGGATAAAGGTAAGCGTATTAGAGAATATCGCATGATGGCTGCATATGCGGAACTAGCTAACGCATTAGATGAAATATGTGATGAATTTATAGTAAAAGATGATGTAGGTAATATAGTAAGATTAGAACTTCCAGAAGATTTAGATAATGAAATTAAGAAACAACTACAAACAGAGTTTACTAAGTTTATAAACTATTACGATTTAGAGAATAAAGGTTGGGAATATGCTAGAGGTATATTGACAGATTCTGAATTATTTTTTGAAAACGTAATAAATCAAAATAGGCCAGATTTAGGTATTTTAGGTGTAATAAGCATGCCACCAGAGCTTATTAATCCATTATATGATAATGTACAAAATCTGCTAATAAAAGGGTTCTTATTAAAAAAACCCATTATAGATCCTAAGAGTCAAAAAGTGCTTAGTGAGCAATTAATACCATTAGAAAAAACTCAAGTTACATATATTAATTCTGGTATATGGAATGAAGATAAAACTATAAGGTTACCTTTTATAGAAAACTCAAGACGTGCATATAAGCAATTATCTATGATTGAGGATTCAATCGTAATATATCGTTTAGTTCGTGCACCAGAGCGGTTAGTATTTAAAGTAGATGTAGGTAATATGCCTACAGATAAAGCTGAACAGTTCTTACAAGGGTTAATGCAGAAGTATTGGTCTAAAAAGACTTATGATAATGATAAAGGTACGAATGCTAATGTATATAACCCTCAATCAATGTTGGATAGTTATTGGTTTGCTAAAAGACCAAACTCTGAAGGAACTACTGTAGATGTATTACCTGGTGGTCAAAATCTAGGTAATCTAGAAGATTTAATATATTTTCAAAAGAAACTATATAAATCATTAAAAGTACCAGCTAATAGATTAAATCCAGATACACCGTATGCTGATGGTGCTGAAATTACCAGAGAAGAGTTAAAATTCGCTAGGTTCATTATTCGTATTCAAGAACAGTTTGCTGTTGGATTAAAAGATTCGTTTATAACCCACCTCAAACTACGTGGGTGGTGGGATGATTATGAATTAAAGGAAACTGATGTTAAACTAAAATTTAATGAACCGTCATCATTCAATACTCTAAGAAGTCAGCAAATATTCGAGATGAAAGCTAATAACTACAACTCGATGTGTGAAAATGAATTTATATCTAATACATATGCACAAAAACGGTGGTTAGGTCTGTCAGACGGTGAGATTAAAGCTAACCGTGAATGGTTACGTAAAGATGCAGCATTTAAGTGGGAGATAGATCAAATAAGTCAAGGTGGACCTAATTGGAGAGAGGCAGCAAGTGAAGGTAGTGCGGGTGGTTCAGAATCAAGTGGAGGTGGTGGAGGTGGTAGTGAAATACCACCAGCATTTGGACCCGGACCGAAGGGTGGTAGTATAAGTACTGAAGGTGAAACACCAGAAGGTGAAACACCAGAAGCTGGTGGTCAGGAACCTTCAACCACTAACATGGAATTACCACCAACTAAAGAAACTGAAGAAGTTGTACAGTCTGTTAGTAATAAAGGATCTAAATTACCGTAATTAATGAAATCCATAGAATCCATATATAACTCAATTTTATTAGAGAATCAGAATCCTAATAATATAGATCTTAAACTATTAAAGAAATGTGTTAATGGTAAATATACTATTGTTAATGGTAAATATACTATTAATGATGATAGAACTATAGATGTGAGTGGTTCTGTGGATCTAAGCAGTGAAAATCTAACAAATATTCCGTTTAAGTTTAGAAATGTAAGTGGTAATTTTTATTGTGGGGATAATAAACTTAAAAACTTATATGGATCACCTGTTAATGTTGATGGTGAATTTTGGTGTAGGTGGAATTATCAACTCACATCCTTAGATGGAGCACCTAATAAGGTGGGTGGCGATTTTTATTGCTGTTTTTGTCCTAAACTACCCTATTCAGAACTATTTAAAATAGTTGATAGAGTGAAAGGTGATATATATTATTCTTCATATCAGATACCTGATGATAAAGACAAAATCAGAAGAGATAGAGATGTTAAAGATGTATTAAAAGATAGTGAGTTAGGAAATCTAGATGTATGAAATCCTTAGAATCCATATATAACTCAATTTTATTAGAGAATCAAAATACTAATAATATTGATATCAAACTATTAAAGAATTATGTATACGATACGCCTGGTACATACACTATTAATGATGATGGGTCTATAGATGTGGATGGTAGTGTAAATGTAAACATTAAAAATATAGCAAAGATTCCGTTCAAATTTAGAAATGTAAGCGGTACTTTTTCGTGTATTCGTAGTCGACTCACATCTCTAGATGGAGCACCTATTAATGTAGGTGGTAGTTTTTACTGTTATAATAATCGACTTACATCATTAGAAGGTGCACCTATTAATGTGGGTGGTGATTTTTGGTGTAATCGTAATCAGCTTACATCTCTAGAGTATGCACCTAAAATGGTGGGTGGTACTTTTATTTGTTATGATAATCCTAATCTCTCCTATTCAGAACTATTTAAAATAGTTGATAAAGTGAAAGGCGACATCTACTATTCATCTATAAATACTCCAGAAGATAAAGACAAAATTAGAAGAGATAGGGATGTTAAAGGTGTATTAAAGGATGATGAATTAGGAAATTTAGATGTATGAAATCTATAGAATCCATCTATAATTCAATTTTATTAGAGAATCAAAATTCTAATAATATAGATATTGAGTTATTAAAGAATTATGTATACGGTACGCCTGGTACATACACTATTAATGATGATGGATCTATAGATGTGGATGGTAATGTAATTTTAGTTGATAAAAAGCTAACAAAGATTCCATTTAAATTTAGAAATGTAAGTGGTAGTTTTTATTGTAGTTATATTAAACTCACATTTTTAGGTGGATCACCTATTAATGTAGGTGGTGATTTTTTTTATTGTTCTAATAATCACCTCACATCTCTAGATGGAGCACCTAATTTCGTGGGTGGTAATTTTTATTGCTATCATAATCCTAATCTCTCATATACGGAGCTATTTAAGATAATTGATAATGTTAAAGGTAATATTTATTATTCATCTAAAACTATTCCCGAAGATAAAGATAAAATCAGAAGAGATAGAGATGTTAAAGATGTATTAAAGGATAATGAATTAGGGAGTTTAGATGTATGAAATCCTTAGAATCCATATATAATTCAATACTATTAGAGAATCAAAATACTAATATTGATATTGTTCTATTAAAAAGTTGTGTTAATGGTATACCTGGTACATACACTATTAATAATGATGGATCTATAGATGTGGATGGTAGTGTAGATATAAGTAATGGAAGACTAACAAAGATTCCGTTTAAATTTAGACATGTGAGTGGGGGTTTTTATTGTTGTGATAATCAACTTACATCTCTAGAAGGCGCACCTAAATATGTGGGTGGTGGTTTTGGTTGTTATGGTAATCAACTTACATCATTAGAAGGTGCACCTAATAGAGTAAGCGGCGGGTTTTATTGTGATAATAATCAACTCATTACCTTAGATGGAACACCTAAAACGGTGGGTGGTAGGTTTCTTTGCTACGATAACCCTAATCTTCCTTATTCAGAATTATTCAAAATAGTTGATAAAGTGAAAGGTAACATATATTATTCTTCATATCGGACACCTGATGATAAAGATAAAATCAGAAGAGATAGAGATGTTAAGGATGTACTAAAAGATGATGAATTAGGTAATTTAGATGTGTAGTTGATATATAATAACTACACTCTATAATTATATACTATATGTTATGTCCGGTATGTAACAAGGATTTTACACCTAATAGTGTAATATTAAAGCGATGTATAAAGAGTAACAAACAGCCATGTTGCTCAAGAGCATGCGGTATAAAATATTCATATATTCTTAACGGTGAAAATGTTAAACAACAACGTAAGAATACTATGGTTAGTCGCTATGGTGTGGAACATGCAGCACAATCTAAAGATATACAGAATAAAACAAAGAGTACTAATTTAAAGAATCTTGGAGTAGAGTATCCCACACAGTCTATAACAGTAATAGAAAAACGTAAGATTAATACATTAAATGCTTACGGTGTAGAGCATACACTGCAACGTAATGATGTAATAAATAAGCGATTAAATACGGTATTTAATAAGTGCTGTGAAGATAATCCAAATTTCAAAATTCTACGATCCAGAGAATCATTTATTGAGTATATTATTAGTAATTTTACTAACAGAAAACCGTTAATAATTGAAATTGCTGCATTATCAAAGATAAATTATAGTACGATAAATCTGTATGTTAATAAACTACAAGTAAGAGATTATATATGTGATCACGTTAATTCATCATTATGTGAAAAAGAAATTTTAGATTATATAAAATCTATCTTACCTTTAGGTACTGATATTATAGAGAATACTAAAGCTGTAATATCTCCATACGAACTTGATATCTATATACCCTCTAAAAATATTGCATTTGAATATAATGGCAACTATTGGCATAGTGAGATAAACAAGAATAAAGAGTATCATCAAATAAAATCTATATTATGTGAAAAGAAACATATTAGATTAATTCATATATTTGAACATGAGTGGGTAGAAAAGAAGAGTCTAATAAAATCTCTCATAAATGAATCTCTTAATATAGATACCAACAAAATATATGCTAGAAAGTGTGAAGTAAAAGAAATAGATAATAAAACATATTCAGATTTTTGTATCAAAAACCATTTACAGGGATATGCTCCAGCAAAAATTAAACTAGGATTATTTTATCAAAATGAGTTAGTACAACTCATGTCGTTTTCTACTCCAAGATATAAACAAGGAGTAAAATATGAATGGGAAATTATCAGAGGTTGTCCTGGTAGTTTATCAAGAGTGATCGGTGGTGTAGGAAAACTATTTAAACATTTTGTCAGACATTATAAACCTAAATCTGTAATGTCTTATTGTGATTTTGCTAAGTTTAATGGTATATCATATGAAAAGATAGGCATGAAGTACGAGAAACTTACAGTTCCTGGATTTAAATGGTATATACCAGAGGTTGGAGTATTTAACAGAGATCCATATAAAAGAAAGCAATATATGGATCAAGGTGGTGTAAGAATATATGATTCGGGTTCTAAAGTTTTTGCTGTATATTTCGATGAAGCATCTTAAGTATAGTATATGGCTCTTTATCCGTTATCCGCATATTATTCTACTACATTAGCTCCCCGTGTAACATCCTACGAATTATTAACAGATAGAATATTAAGACAGTTAGGTGCACCCTTAATTAACTTAGAGGTGGCATGTTCTACTGTATATGATCACATAAGTCAATCAATAGAATGGTTCACTAAATATACGGGACATACTGAAGAGTTTCTTATTTTTGATTCTAAAATGTATACTCACGGGTTGGGTATAAAACTAGATCGATTATTTAGTATTACACCAGAAACATCAGCTTCTGATATATCTGCTACAAACTTTCAAGATATGAGCGGTAATGTAGTTAATAATCCTAACTACATTATTGATTATGATTTAAATTCATACCGTAAAGTTAAAGCGGTTCAATCATTTGTAGAAGGTTCATCATCCGGTATTAATTCACTATTCACTATTGAGCAAGCATTAGCGCAACAAACATACTTTGCATATGCTCTCGGTAATTACGGATTCGATCTCGTAACTTGGGAAATTATGAAGCAATGGTTAGAAATGCGCGAACGCGTATTAGCACAAAAAGTATATTACCGTTTTGATCCACGAACTCAATATTTACGCATACTACCGGAACCAACTCCCGACAAAAAATATTATGGTTTAATTCAGTGTACGGTTGAAAGACCTGTACGTGATCTCGTACGTGAACGTTGGGTAATGCAATATGCATTAGCGCTTACTAAAATAACAATAGCCAATGTGCGCGGAAAATTTGGTAGTACTGCTTTATTTGGTGGTGGATCATTGAATGCTACAGATTTAATGACTCAAGGTCTTGCTGAGAAAGATAAACTAGAGCAAGAATTAATGTATACCGCTGGAGATACAGATGTCCTTCCGTTTTTAGTTGGTTGATTTATTATAATCGTTATAATAAAAAACCGTATATTATCCAGATGATATGACTAAGTAAATAACATTATAGTAGTATGTCACTGAAACTTATCGCAGATCTTCCTATTACCGAATCTCTTGATTTTCTCTTAGAAGAGAAAAATAAAGATGGTCCGAGTACGCTATACGTTAAGGGTCCATATCTAATGGCTGAAGATTTTAATAAAAATCATAGAAAGTATAGTATAGATGAAATGGTATCTGAAGTAGATAGGTTTAATAGGGAGATGATTGCTGAAAAACGATCTC